CTCCCTTTTACGGGATAATAAATGATCTGACACTAGCAGCCGCCCAGTCAGGTTGTCCACACCCAACTGGCCACTAGCCACACTCTGGATTCAAGCGATTTCAGGCAGCACGACTCTGAACAGTTTGTCAGTTGACACATCAGAGTTCGAGGAACCCCGCCAAGGGGCTGCCCTTCCCACAAACCGCCCCCGGCTCCAGGGTGCGTCGACTAACCAACACCACCACTATGTAGTGACAATGCTATTAGACAGACCAGACACATGCACAGCATCAGTGTACTCGACGTACCCAACCTCCGCAGCGGACGCGGGGGCCCCGGTAATGACTAACACCTGCTTGACTTGTACCGAGCGATCTAAGACGTCCACATCGGTGTAGCTAACGATATCCGAATTCACATCGAACATCTTTCGCCGCATTTGTGTAGGCACCATCCATTCACGATCCTCATAAATGGGGAACGAGACGGAGTTACCAAGCCCCCGGATATAAGAAATCTTACTAGCCGGGGACAGGCCGTCAAAATACGCCATGGTTTCAGGTCCCAATATATATCCAACGATAACACGACCTGGTGTAGTGAAGCCAACGCTGGGGATCCAGCGGGCTCGAGTACCAGGAGTGTACTTGAACGTTGAATAATTGGCCACCACAGTGAGGCCCGCAGCAGATTGCACCTCTGGTGATAGGCCGCCATTATAATGCCGATTGGCATTGGCGTACCCATCAGCATTAGTGCCAATTGCTGGGCTAACACATTTGTAGTGGAGGGGTGTTTCCTCATTCCCAACCCCACCGGACACCCGGTAGTTGGTTCGCCGGGCACGCGAAGCTCGCATGACCTGGCCGACATTGCGCGTCATCTTTGTTTGTTTGCTCTTGCCCATCGAGCTAAGTCGCTATCGATAATCTCTATCTGGCTAGGATTGATTATCAGCTTGGGAGCGGCCAGGTCATGGAGCGTGAACTCTTGTTCTAACGAAACTTGCATGTCTGGAGTCATACCAAAAGCCTTATAAAAAGACACTCGCGACTCCGGGCTAATAAAATCGTTAGCTTCAAGGCCACGGGCCATATACCCAAGACCGCTATCCCGAACTGCTTCACAAGCAGCATCAGATTCGACACCGTAAGCAACCAGGTTACTGTAATACTGTTGCCAGAATGGCACACCACGCGTCAGTTGAAGTCCACAAGCCCCAATGGCACCACACCATTGCCGAACGGGCATCTCCCCGGACCATGAAAGCAGAGACACTGCATCCTTCGAAGGAGCCACAGCAGGGTCACGCGTCATACGCCAACCAGAAGACGTCAATACAGGTTGTGCTTGACAAAACACAATCCGCTCAAAGACGTAAACCGGGGCCTCAACAACCATATTGAAACCAAGCTCAAGGAACCACGCAGGCAGCCCTTTCAACTTGGTCAAGTCACCACGGTTGAGAAACAAGACACAATCATCCCCATTGTTACCGAGACGGGCATTAACACCCACCTCCTCCAAAAATGCTAGTACCATGCAGGACATGATAAGGCAATTACCCATACCGGTGTTGATGTCGCCACTCATGCGACAGCCTTCAACACTATAATCAACGCGGTGATTCCCAACCCGAGCAATACCCCTGTTACTAAGCTGCCACGACAGCAGGCGTTTCAATTCTGGGCTTCTGAACACACGGTTGTAGACGGAATGCTCAAACTTCAAGGCCTCAACACTAACGTGTTGATCAAACCTCGAAGCATCAAGCCCCACCACAACTGGATCCCGGAAAGCTTTCCAATTGTCACGCAACTGTGTGGCAACACCAGCGGCGTTCAGGCCTTTCAGTATCACATTATACCCACACAAACGTTTGAAACCTCGCACAATCTCACACTCGAACAACTTGAGGTATCTCCCAACCTCAACGTTGTAACGAGGTGTCCTTGGCTGTATGACCCGAGGTGCCGGATCCGGTTTGGCGGTGAAATTAACTTTCTCCGCCTTGACAAAAGTGCTAACTATTGCGTCTGTGACAGCAACCCCCCGTCGATGAAGGGAGTCAACAGCACGTTGGTAAACCACCCGCTTGCGACCGTGGTACAATTCAGGATATGAATCCCTACTAACCACGGTGGTCGAGTTCAGGTGTTCCACCAAGCGATCTCCAAAGACACGCAACCTATCAAACGCACCAGTCACCGGCCTGGGGGGGCGGCCTAAACCCCCTTCGTTGCGCACGCAAAACACGCGTTCAACGATCCCACGGGCCACATTTTCCAAACAAGCATCGTGCACCCCATACCTGACACCAGTCCCAATGCCAAGCATCATGCGTACACGACGTCTCCGTACCCGTCCCCAACGTACTTGCCGGATGGTCAGATGGTCGGAACCAGTGCAATCCACACTGGTAACGACACCCGGCATTTCCGCGGGGCACCCCTACCAGGGGTGTCCAGCCAAGTGGAGCCGTTTCGCCAGACGAGAGCCACCAACGCGGATTGCTCGCGACGCGCACTCATCTGGTAAGAGGGCGAGTTCCACAGCCAGTGGATAATACTTAACCACATGGCTAGGGCGCATACGCACCTCCTCCAGCATCCACTTCCTAACTTCCTCGGACAACAACAACCTATTGGCAGCAGAGTTCGTCAAAAGCCCAAACTTGACTTTCAGATGAGCCGCTGCACGATGCACTATTGCTGCAGTCCCCCCAACAACCTGCGCGTCAGCGGAGGCGTCATCAACACGCCCATCACTGACACACCTGTCGAACCCACGGATTAGTTGGGCACAATCCGCGCTAGCCTGGTCACGGGTGAACCACCGATAAACACCATATGCTGCGGCTGCACCAGCAGCCAGCAGTAGGTATTTGGAAGACATGGTATGAGTTGGCTAATA